GGTGACTTTACTACTGAAAACGATTTTAGAAGAATTGCTTTAATAAGAGATCCTTTTTCAGGCGGTTCAGCTGCTTCAGCAACTACATTAAGAGGTACAAAAGCAATACGATTTGCCGCTTCTCCAACTCCAGGAACTTTCCAAGTTGATGAAGAAATCAATCAAGCAACAACAGGTGCTGTAGGTAAAGTTGTAGAATATGATTCAACAAATAGAATACTACATTACATACAAACAAGATTTAATGACGAAGGAGTTGATAGTAATGGAAATCTAACGGCATTTAGTGGTGCTAACGTTGTAACTGGCCAAACTTCAAGTGCTACTGGTACACCAAGTTCAACAGGAAGTGAAAGTGCTGACAATATAACTTTCACAAGTGGTTATGCTGCTTCTGAAATTGATGCTGACAAAGGTGATATTATCTACATTGAAAATCGTTCACCAATAACAAGAGCTTCGGATCAAACTGAAAACGTTAAATTAATTATTGAGTTTTAGGAAAGATAAATGCCAAGTCCAACAGACTTTAACCTTTCACCATACTTTGATGACTATGCTGAGTCGAAGAAGTTTCATAGAGTTCTTTTTAGACCGGCCTTTGCTGTTCAGGCTCGAGAATTAACACAATCTCAAACAATATTACAAAATCAAATAGAAAGAGTATCAGATCATCTTTTTGAAAAAGGTGCTATGATTATACCAGGCGAAATAGCCTTTGATTTAGAATATTACGCTGTAAAACTTACTTCACGTTCATCTACATTAGCAAATTATATTGGTGCTACATTAACAGGTGCCACATCAGGTGTAAAAGCAGTTGTAGTTAATTCTGTTGCTACAGATGGTACCGATCCTGATACTTTATATGTAAAATATACACAAACAGGTACAAATAATACTTCTTTAGTTTTCACAGACGGCGAAACAGTAAATGCTGTGAATATGGTTGACTCAACATCAGCAACATTAGTTGTGGCTTCAACAGCTACAGGTTCGGCTGCTAACATCGCTGCTGGTGTTTACTATATAAATGGATTTCACGTATCAGTTTCTCAACAAACTTTAATATTAGACAAATATACAAATACACCAAGTTATAGAATTGGTTTAGAAATTACAGAAAGTTTTGTAACACCAAATGATGATTCTTCATTAAACGATAATGCTCAAGGTTCATCAAATGTAAATGCTCCAGGAGCTCACAGATTTGAAATAGATTTAACTTTAGCAAAAAGAACATTAGCTTCAACATCAGATTCAAACTTTGTTGAATTATTAAGATTAGAAAATGGATTTAGATTAAATCAAGTTCGTTCAACAGAATATAATATATTAGAAGATACATTAGCAAGAAGAACATATGATGAATCAGGTGATTATACGGTAAGAGATTTTGATTTAGATATAAGAGAACATTTAATATCAGGAAATAATAGAGGTATTTACACGGCAGGTGATGGTGGTGTTGAAACAAAATTAGCTGCAGGTTTATCACCAGGAAAAGCTTATGTTAAAGGTTATGAAATTGAAACAATCGGTACAACTTTTTTAGATGTAGATAAAGCCAGAGAGTTTGATACACAAAATAATAATAAAACAAGATTTGATTTAGAAAACTTTGTCAATGTAACAAATGTTTTTGGTTCACCTGATATAGGATTTGTTTCTGGTGATGTAGAAGCTTTCAAAAATGTAAATCTATATGACACAGCGACTTCATCAAGAGGTACAGAACAATCTACTTCAGGCGTTACAGTGCCACAAATTGGTCGTGCTAAGTCAAGAGGTTTTGAATTAAACAGTGGTACAGCAACTTCTTTTGTATTTGCCAGTTCATCTTTAACAAGTGCTATTTACAAACATTACATTTTTGATATTGAAATGTTTACACATTTGAATATTCGAACATCACAAACATTCACTAACGGAGAAAAAGTAACAGGTGGTACTTCAAGTGCTACAGGTATTGTTCAATCTCTTTCATCTACTAAAGATGCTGTTGTTACAAATATTACAGAAACAGCTACAGGAACGGCCAGTGTTGTAACTTCAAACGGCCATACATTCAAAGATGGAATGCAAATACAGTTTTCAAATCCTGCTTTTAGTGCTGTTGATTCAACATCTACTGTTGTTACAGTAAATGATAACACAGTTTTTACAGTTAAAAATGTTACAACAAATACTTTTGAATTATTTGATTCAACAGGAGAAATACCAATTAGTGCAACTTCATATACTTCAGGCGGTGTAGCTAGACACGGTGTTGTAGTTTTGAATAATGTAATCGGAACTTTTGTTGCCGGCGAAACAATTACAGGTGGTACTTCATCTAATACGGCCGTTATACAATCAGATCGTTATGGATTTAATGGAGCACGTACTTTTGATTTTACTTCTGTAAGACAATTAGGTATGGCCGGTTCACCAACTTATACAGCTGATGCAGCTATTGATACAACATTCGGTGAAAGCTTTCCATTATTTGGAAGTTTTTCAGTAGCAAACAGTGGTACAACGATTACAGGATTTGGTACATTATTTTCAACAGAATTGCAAATAGGTGATACAATTACATTTACAACAGACGCTGGTTCTTCAATCACAAGAATAATTGAGTCTATTTCTTCAAATACAAGTTTAGAATTATCTACAGCAGTAGGTGGTTCAGATGTATCTACAAAAACACAAGGTACTAGAAAACGTAATAAATTGCAAGGTTCAAATAAAAATATATCTATATTTAAATTACCAAATACAAGAATTAAAACATTAAAGACAACTTCAAATTCAGGTTTAACTGATACAAACTTTAATGTAAGACGACACTTTACAGCAACACTATCTTCTGGTTCTGCTACAATTACAGCAGGTACAAATGAAATATTTGCTAGCCTTGTAGAAAAAGATTATTCAGTTTCAGTAATGACTTCAAGTGGTTCAGCTACGGCCGGTGATGTTTTAAGTATAACAGGTAATAATGGAAACGGAAACCCAATCTTTACATTAGGTGGTTCTCCAACTGGTAAAACATTAACACTTGATTTTGGTTCAGCATATTCAAGTGCTAAAATAAAAATATTAGCAACAGTGACACGTTCCGTTGCTGGTTCAAAAACTAAAACATTAAATACAAACAGCACAGTTGCTATTTCGAGTCAAACAACAATTGAATCAGGCACTATTGGTTTAGCTAAAGCTGACATTTATGAAATTAATTCTATTTTTATGTCACCTGATTTTTCTACGGCAGCTACAACAAGTCATACAGATATTACAGATAGATTTACATTAGATAATGGTCAAAGAGATAATTTTTATGATATAGGTAGAATTAAATTAAAAACAGGAGAAATTACACCAACTGGAAGATTACTTATTAATTTTGATTATTTCTCACACGGTTCAGGAGATTATTTTGATGTTGATTCTTATTCAGGTGTTATTGATTATGAAGATATATCTACTTATACTTCAGATACTTCAGGCGAAGAATTTGATTTAAGAGATTGTTTAGATTTTAGACCACGTGTTGATGATGCTTCAACAGTTATTAGTGCTACACAAGATAGACAATATAGTGGTTCAGGAGCTTCAACAATTGATTTAGTTCAATTCAATTCAGATGTAACTTCTGATTTTGAATTTTTTTTACCAAGAATAGATAAAATCTTTTTAGATAAAGATGGTAATTTCAAAGTAGTTAAAGGTGCAAGTTCATTAAACCCACAAGTTCCAAAAGGACTTGAAAATGCTATGCAACTTTATACAATAATATTAAATGCTTATACTCTTGATACAAATGATTTAAAAATTATAAAACAAGATAATAAACGATATACAATGAGAGATATTGGCCGTTTAGAAAAAAGAATTGAAAATGTAGAATACTACACACAATTATCTTTATTAGAAACACAAGCACAATCTTTACAAATACAAGACGCTGAAGGATTTGATAGATTCAAAAATGGATTTATCGTAGATAACTTTACAGGCCACGGCATTGGTGATGTAGGTAATTTAGACTATAAAGTTTCTATTGATATGGCAGGTGGTTTTGTAAGACCTATGTTTAGTTCTGAATCTGTTCAATTGATTGAAGCAGATGATGATGGTACAGCGATTGTTGCAGCCGATAGAACAGCCGCTAACTATCAAAAAACTGGAGATTTAATTACACTGCCTTATGAAGAACAAACTTTAATTGAACAACCATATGCTAGTAGATTTGTAAATGTAAATCCATTTAATATATTTACTTGGGCAGGGTCAGTTACACTTGATCCTCCAGGTGATGAATGGAAAGAAACAAATAGAGTTCCTGATTTATTAATTAATGAACAAGGTGGATTTGACACTATGCTTGCTAATTTAGGTAATCCTAATTTAGAGAGTGTGGAAATAGATACTGTATGGAATGAATGGCAAGATTTCTGGCAAGGTACGCCAGTAGAAACAACATCTACAGGAAATGTAAGACGAGGAAATCAAAATGGTTGGACAGTTGATTTCGCTGATACAACTACAACAACATCACAACAAGTAGGCCAAACACGTTCAGGAATAAGAACAGCAATTGTTCCTCAAGTTGTAAGAACATCTTTAGGTGATAAAGTATTAAACATAGCTTTTATACCTTTTATAAGAAGTAGAACAATTACTTTTACTGCTACAAGAATGAAACCTAATACAAGAGTTTATCCTTTCTTTGATAATGAAGCCATTACAGCTTACGTTACACCAACAGGTGGTTCGTTGGCTGGTAATTTAGTTACAGATGCTAACGGTGCTGTATCTGGTACTTTTGCTATTCCTGATCCTACTAACGACAGTAATCCTAGATGGAGAACAGGTCAAAGAGTATTCAGATTAACAAGTTCATCTACTAACTCAACAAATGATGTTGAAACTTCTGCTGAAGCAGATTACGTAGCAAGAGGTTCTTTAGAAACAGTGCAAAACACGATCGTATCTACAAGAGAACCACAATTAGTTAGACAAACTGTAACAGATACAAGAAACATTACAAGATCATCTACAAGATCATCTACTGAAGTTATTGCTTGGATTGATCCTATAGCACAAACATTTTTAATTGACGATACAGGAGGAGCATTTATAACTTCGATTGAAACTTATTTTCAATCAAAAGATGATAATATACCAGTTACATTACAAATAAGAGAAGTAGTAAATGGTTATCCTTCACGTACAATTGTGCCTTTTGGTGAAGTAGTATTAAATCCAAGTTCAGTAAGTATATCTGCTGACGCTACAACGGCTACAAAGTTTACATTTCCTTCACCAGTTTATTTACAAGAAAAAACAGAATATTGTTTTTGTTTATTGAGTAACTGTGATAATTACAATGCTTGGGTGGCCACATTAGGTGAAACACAAGTAGATTCAGATCGTACCATTTCAGCCAATCCGTATGCCGGTGTTTTCTTCAAATCACAAAACGGTTCTACTTGGACGGCCGATCAAACAACAGACATTAAGTTTAAGATTAATCGTGCTGAATTTGAAAATGTTACAGGCACGGTTACATTAGTAAATGATGCCATCAGTGTCAGAACATTACCAAATAATTCATTAAGAACAACAAATGCTTCAGGTGTAATAAGAGTGTTTCACAGAAATCACGGAATGCACGGTACAAGTAATAACGTTACAATTGCTGGCGTTGCTGCTGGTACATACAATGGTATTACATCAGCACAAATAAATGGAACATATACAAGTATTTCAAACGTAACACTTGACAGTTATGATATTACAACGGCCGGCACAGCTACATCTACAGGCGATATTGGTGGCACAACTGTAACAGCAACACAAAATAGATTATTTGATTTATCTTGTTTAAATATTTCTACAATGACGGTGCCAGGCACAACAATCAATTATGACATAAGAACAACATCAGGTAAATCAATACACGGTTCTGAATCTGAGTTTAGTTTAACGTCAGCAGCAAATGCTATCAGTGTAATACCTGGAGATAATATTTACTTTACTGCTCCACAATTAGTGGCCAGTGCTATTAATGAAACAAATGAAATGTCAGGTTCTAAATCTTTATTCTTAAATCTTACATTGACAACAACAAGCACAAAACTTTCACCAGTGTTGGATGTAAAACGTATGAGTATGGTGGCCGTACAAAACAGATTAAATGCTCCTACAGCTGGCAATACACCAAACTTTGTTGCTGATACAGCACCAACAGGTACTTCAACAGCGGCCGTTTATTGCACAAGACCAATTATATTAGAAAATGCTTCTACAGCTTTAGATGTAAGACTCACACAAAATGTAAGAACAACATCTTCTGTAAGAGTTTTCTACCGAGTTTCAGGTGCTGAAGAAGTCAGAAATATAGGCGATCTATCTTGGATACCTTTCAATACAGCTGGCGAAGAAGATACAACAGTAACGCCATCTGAAAATGAAAATACATTTAAAGAATACAAATATTCTGATACAGGCATAAACGAGTTTACGGCATTTCAAATTAAAATAGTTATGAAAGGAAGCGTTTCATCTTATCCTCCAATTATAAGAGATTTAAGAGGAATAGCTTTAGCGGTGTAATATGAAATTAAAAGTAGAAGGACACGAATCACTGGCAAGAGATATAAGATCAAATGCGATTGTAAACACTTCTAAAAGCGAATATACAATTTATATGAATCGTGTAAGAAGTAGAGAACAACAAGGCGATCAAATACGAAATACGATAAAAGAAATTAACGTATTAAAACAAGAATTGTTTGAAATTAAAAGTTTATTAAAAGAGGTACTTAAAAAATAAAAAATGGCTGTAACACAAATATTAACAACCGATACACTCGAAATATTACGTACCAAAATTAATAGTTTGGCACTCAATGATTTTGGTGATCCAGCTTTATTAACAACT